GATCATGTCGAGCATTCGCATGAAATGAAACACAAAATGGCTTCTGGGCCTCATGAAGAGGCAGTTAATCCGGGTCCAGATCCACACGCAGTGCCAGGCCAGGCAGGTGCGATGAATCTTTCTTACCACCTAAAAATGCTGGGTCATCACTTGGAAGCAGGCGATTTAGACAGCGCCAAGCAAGCTCACGCCATGTGCATGAAGTGCCATGCGATGAAGCATATGGGTGAGGATGGCAAAGATGAGATGCACATGTCTGAATTTTCAGGCGATGTGAAATCCGAGGACTATCAGGCTCACATGAGCGGCCTTCAAAAAGAACTCGATGAGGTCAAAACTCAGATGTCTCGTCTCGCAGGGATGGTCCAGGAAATGGTCGGAGCTGAGCAAGAAGAGGGCAAGCATTTCGGCGAAATCAGCAAAGAACACGAAGAAGTAGCAGGGGCCTAAGGGGGCTTTGAAACAGATTGTTTCTCGATAACTATTATTATCGCGAAACATTGAGCGGGGGGGTCTACAATGAGCGTTCAGCCAGAATTACGCGATAGTTTATTTATCGCAACCGATGATCGGTCGAATTTCAAACAAATCATCGCTAAACGAAGCGACCTAGTCAGATACGCAGGAGGCCGTTTAGCGCCTTCTATGGTGCCAGGGTATTATTACGCAGGCCTGGTCTTAGGTTACGCCAATAGCGGAGGCGATGCTGGGTATTACAAGGCCTATAACTCGGGCAATACGGATGGCTCGCAAGTCGCTGTGGGAGTGCTGTCAGAGGATGCCAACGTCGTTACCGGCTACGGATCCGTGGGGGATGGCTCTGAGATCGTCATTATCAAAGAAGGCGATCTACTCCAAGGCTTACTCATCGGGCTTGATTCAACTGCAATATCTAACATGAGTGGAAAATCCTATGTCGAGCATGGGGTTCAAATCCTGAGCATCAGGGCATAAGGGGGGGATTGAATGAGTACTGTATTTGCGGCATCGCATACACGGGTTTTACAGGAAGTAATCCGGGAAATAGAAACAGACGTCACTGAGTATATTGGCGCTAAATATCTCCCTACCATTGAAGAACCAGCCACATCTATTTTTGTGGATGTCCTTGAAGCACGAGGCGGTTTGGTTGCTGAATACACGTTAGGTTCTGATCCACAATCAGCTCCCAGGCGTCAGTTTAGAACACAACAGTATGCACCAGGAGCATATAAAGAGTTTATTCGTTTCAATGAGGGAGACATCCTTCGTTTGAGAGAATTAGGCCTCAATGATCAGTCTAAACGCGGTATCAGGCAGCATCTCAATGAAAATGCTCTCGTACTCAATAACCGCATTGAAGCTCGTATTGAGCTTTTAAGATGGCAGGCCATCATTAACGGCACCTATGTGTACGATGGTAAAACAGTTAGCTTCGGTGTGCCTTCTCAAAACAAAGTAGCACCTGTAAATCCTTGGGGTTTCAATGATGGCAGTGGAAACTTCACCGTCACCAATCCAGCAGCGACTCCTGTACAAGATCTGCGTTATTGGATCATGGGAGGCTATGCACCTTTTCGTAAATACAAAATTACGAAGATCATCATGAACCCGAATACCGAGCGTATGGTTTTAGATAATCCAGCTGTGCAATCTTTAATTCAAACTCGGTTTGCAGCTGAAAGCTACAGGCTTAACAACATCAATGAGACGATGGGCTTTTTGGTTCCTGGAATGCCCCCTGTTGAGGTGTACAAAGGCTGGTATCAAAGCGAAAGTATCAATTCAACCACAGGACAAATCACTGTAGGAAATGCTCAGTATTTCCTACCCGATGGTCAAATCTATTTTGAATGTAAACTGCCTGACATGAATAAAATAGGTGATGTGGTCATGACCCTCTCGCTAGCCAATGGCTCAGTGGATAATCCAGCACCGGGTAAATTTATTTTAGTAGATGAGCATATCAATGACAGGCCAGGCAATCCGTATATCGATTTATTTGGCGGTTTTTACGGAGGCCCAAGGTTAAAGCGTGGATTTGATACGTTAACAGCAGTGGTGATCTAAAAGGTAATATTCCATGGCAGATAAAAAGGTGAAACTTAAAATATTGAAAAATGTAGGCCCTTACTTAGAAGGCCAAGAAGTGGACGTATCTGAAGCCGATGCGGTTGCTCTTTGTACGGTAAGAAAAGTCTACAACGGCTATGAGGCCGTCGATTTTCAGTGCGCTATGCGTGCCGAGGATTACGAGCGGTTAAAAGCTCTCCCCGTTGATCAGGGGGGGTTAACAGTCGATGAGGCGCAAGCATTGGGCTTACGAAATGTGGTTGCGCTTCCTCAGTCAGAGCTCGAGCGGCCCTTTCACCCTGGCTTTACTGAGCACAAGGATGGCTCAGAGGGCGTTTCTGCCAAGGCATCGGTCGAATACAACGCGAAACGAAAGGCAGGATAAAGATGAAAAGAAAATTCGGATGGAAGCCCAGCCTTCCTGATCACAGGAAAAAGAAATACGCGCAGCATCCAGAAATGGCTGTACGCGTACCTTTCCCTCCTTCGGTTTCATTGCAGGCTCAGATGTCACCCGTGGAAGATCAAGGGCAGTTAGGAACGTGCGTAGCTCACGCCACTTGTGGCGCTCTTGAGTTTTTAGAGTTAGCGGAACTCAAAGCAAAATCAGGCGGACCCGAGGTGTTTCCTGATAACCAGTTCGATCCTATTAGCCGGCTTTTTGTTTACTGGAATGCCTGCTCGATTGATGGTGACCCTGGCCAGGATAATGGGACTCAGATCACCTCCGCTGTGCAAGGCATAGCAAAATGGGGCATTTGCAGGGAAAGCCTCTGGCCCTATGACCCAGGAAAAGAGAGTGTGAACCCTCCCGTTGCTGCTTATAAAGAAGGTGCCGTGCACTTGGTGCTCGCTCACTTGTCACTCAATAACCAAGTGATTGATCAGCTCAAGCAGTGCTTAGTCAAAGGCTTTCCATTTATTTTTGGCATCTCTGTCTATGACTCTTTCATGAGCGATGATGTGGCGCAAAGCGGATTAGTTCCTATGCCTGGTCAGGATGAGGAGCTTTTGGGCGGGCATGCTCTGTGCTGTGTGGGCTATGACGACTCTAAAAATGCATTTTTAGTGAGAAACTCTTGGGGCAGTTCGTGGGGTTTGCAGGGCTATTGCTGGATTCCTTACGATTATCTGACCTCACAAGACCTGGCCTCTGATTTCTGGACGCTGAGGAAGGGATAACTCATGGCTGAAACCCCGTTATTAGGCGTAAAACTTTATTGCCCTCTTTATACGAATTATGAAAACGTCAAAGTTCTATTGGCCAATAAAGTTCAGTTTCAGACCTCTCCCCAGGTTTTACTGGACGGGGAGCTCCCGAATGCACTTTTGGGAGCTCTCATTTCCAGAGCTGAAACGAGAACCGAGCAAGACTTAAGCTCACGTTACGCCATTCCTTTCGTGTCGATCAAGTATGGACAGTACTCACTCTTACCGGATCACACCAAACGGGGAATCCAAACGGCAGTGGATTTAAGAGCAGTCGTTGAGGTTCTCATGACTGACTTCGGCCGTGGCACTCACGTCAATGCTGAGACCTACTATAAAAACTCCTTAGCTGAATACAACGGATATATCGATATTCTTTTAGGTCGCAACAGAGAGGCAGCCAACGAAAAGCATGATCGCTTTCGCTTTACTCCTCCCTTAGATGACCTCAAGCTCGCCTTCACCAATCGCAAAGCCGATGACGGCTACAAGGGGATGATTATCAACACCGATGGCAATCACCACGGTGCTGAAAACTATGCTGAACAGCAGATCAATAACCCAGCTGCGACCTATATCAATCGCAGACTCGACATGCCGGAGACGCCATTATGAGTGCAGCTCTTACACTCGATGCATCGGGGTTAGACAATCTCATTGCCAAGTTTGACAACCCTGCCATTCGTGAGGAGCTCTCTAAGATCCCAGGTAAAAAAGCAGTGGCTGCGATTGTCGCTCAAGCCATTGCAGATAACTTTGATCAAGAAGGCCCAGGATGGGCACCTCTCAAAGCCGCAACCATTCGCTCTTCTGTCTCAAAAGCTTTGAAAAAAACGCTCTCAAACATGTCTGATTCTGAGCTCTTAGAGCATGAAAAGAAGGCAAGAAGAAAGGGCACAAAGGAATCTGAAGCCGGCCCTTACCGGAAAATTTTACAAAAAACGAGAGTTCTACGTGGAACAGTAACTACTCTTGTGCCTGGATCGTCTGTGACAAAAAACGGAGTCACAGGCAGAAACATATGGCGTACAGAAGGCTCAAACCTCATTTGGGGTACGGATCTCGTTTATGCTGCGATTCACAATGAAGGTAAAGGCCACATCCCTCAAAGAAAGTTTCTGACCATCAGAAGTGAGTGGATGAAACAACTGCAAGATTTTATCATGAAAGACGCTTTTCGAATCATTGTAGAAAAGATCCTTTCGGGGGGGCCATGAGCGGAGCTTTTGGTCAAGTCATCAAAGAGCAAACGATTGATCAGATTTACCTGACCGGCCCAGGTGAGATGATCGTTGCCAATACGCTTTTGCAAATGTTGAGCATTCCCAATGCCGTAGGCGCTGCTTTCGTTCAGCTTTTTGGGCCTTATCAGCCGGGCAATCAACAGCAACGCTGGTCGGATTACTCGCGGTTTGATTGGTCGATCAGACAACTTCCTGTGATCAATGTGTACGAGGCTGAAAGCCAGGATAAAACGTCATCCAATGCATGGGTAAACGGAACGATTGCACTCATGGCACTCTGGCCACCCAACCAAAGGCGCTCGGATCTAGCACGCGTTCAGATGGCTTTCAATGGCGCAGTTCAAAACTTTTTCGAATCGCAACAAGTCACAGATATGCTCGATGAGCTTTACTGGATTCAAAGGCCCGCTAAAGTTCCTGGGCTAAACGAATATGGAAAAATCATGACCTGGAGCCCGAATGTGGAGGGTCTGGTTGAGGATCAAATGGTCCCAGTGACGCTCATTAACGTGAAGTATCGCCTCGATTTAAGGGCCTGGTATCGTGCGCTGAATTATCAAAATCGAACGAAGCCTGAGCCGTATTATGATTCGCTTTTCAATTTGGCGGTAGTAGGTGGGGATTATGTCGGTGTGATTCATGATGATGGCACCGGAATACAAGTACAAATCCCTGATGAAATTGACGTGACTAACCCTGGATGAGGGGGGGTCTCTGTGTGTGGATAACCAAGGAGGGTTAGAACATGGCTGGTCCATTAACAAATATCGCAAATCGGCTCACTCCAAGCGTGCCTATCGAGCTAACCTTTGGTTCTCAACCCATAGCAACGGGTACAAAGGTGACCACTCTTTTTGGTCATATGGCAGCATCCCCTGGCACGGGGACACCATATCAAGTGTACTCAGTCGTCAATGTGGGCAATCCCACGGCGGCTCAGAGTGAAGTCAATGCACTTGCAGGTGCAGGCTCACAGATCGGCAACATGGTCTATGCGTTTGTGAATGCAAACGTCTTAGGCGGATTTGGAAACTTCCCTCAGTTTCGAGTCGTGCTCATCCCGTACGGAGTTAACAATTTTGGGCCCAATCAAGAAGCACTCAATGCGGTTTTATTCTTACGCTCAGACAAGTTAGTCAGCTGTTATCCCGCAGGTGATTCCACCAACGCTACCACCCTGCTTACATTCGTGACACAGATCAGTGGGATTGACCGAGACTTAAGTGGTCAATTTGGATCATTCATGGTCTTAGGATCAATTGATCCTTTGACCACTCAAACGGCTTATAACTTTAACAGCAGGTATGTTGAGGTAGCCTCTTTACCTGATTCAAATACCGCAACCGTTCCCATTGTGGGCACAGTAACGAATGCAAGTCC